TTCCAGATTAGCAAAGGCCAAACCGGATCCCTCCGCGGCCAATCTCAACCCGGCCAATGTATCAACGGCGATTCCGGTTTTTGTGGAAGCATCCACCAGCTCATTGGTGAGGTCAGCAAATTTTTGTGATAACAACACCACACCACCCGTCACGGCGGCCACACTCACTCCAACCATCGCCATGGATTTGCCAATCTTTTTCATTTTCTTGGAGACGTTTTTGGATGTCTTGTCCGCGCTGGACTCCATTTTCTTGAAATTTTTGTCCAACTCTCCAGCGGCTTTTGTCGCTTGTTTGTCCGTGATGTTTGGGATCTTCTTAAGTGCTCTCTCCAATTGCTCGGTTGAAGCACTGTAATTAATCGCTACACTCTTATTGACGTCCGCCATAACTCTCTCCAATCACCACAAACACGATGGCCATAAGTATCAATACACCATACACAAAACATTTGACACGTGCTGTCATCATTTTGACAAACTCTCTCATATCTTTTTCAACCGCTTGACGGTATCTTTGGCGATGGCCTCAACTACCTTTTGAGTACCGCGCCGCGCTGGATCCCACAAAACCACCGCCGCCAATCGTCTTCCCTGACGGATATTGGTGCTTGAGTCCGGTCCCACTTTGATCGCCCACGCATAATCCGCCGTGTTCTCCACAAAAGCCTCAATGGTGTATGGTGGAATGATACGGAGTCCGGTTTTGTGTTGTCCTTTGGAGCCTTGAGACCGTCCATATTTTGGTTGACGGACCAGCCAACGCTCCTCACTTTTTTTGGCGAGTTGTTCGGTGGTCTCTTCCAACACCTTGACAATCGATGGATCCGCGGCGCGTATTGTACCCAAAATGAGATCACGTTGAGATCCATCAATCTCAATGGTCCCTCTTCCCTTCCCATATCTCAACACCTTACTCATTTTGATCTCCATTGTCTTATTTTGTCTTTTTGAGCGTCCACCTTTTTACGCTTGGACACCTGCGGAGACTCATGGGCCATTATAAAATCAACATAGAGACGAGATTGGAGATCACTGTCCAAAGATTGGAACCACGTTGGATCTCTATTCCAAAATCTTGAGATGGCGTATCCTGTCCGCTCTATGGATCCACTGGTGGTGGTTCGGTAAAATTTTCGGTTTCTTGGACCTCGTGTGATGATGGAAGTGATTTGGCCATCACTCCAATACACATCATCCCAATCTCCAAAATCTCATTGACTGGAACACCAGCGCCCAACAGCGTGTCCAAACACGTTGACCCATATTTGTGGACATCCACGAGATGTCTCACCTTTGGAAGACGGTAGTCATTAAGACAAATACAAAGCGCCATAGCACAAACACGACCCATGGCCGCGCGTGTTTGTTCATCGCTCCACATTGAGACGATATCAAAACATGTGGAGAGTGGAGGTTTGATCACTTCCACCTCTCCAAATGTCGTCATATTGATTTTATCCATGAGTTACTCCCTTTGTTACTCTGGGTTATGCTTGGACGTATGCAACACCGCCATAAACCTCTCCAGTCACCTCTATGGTGTTACCATCGGCGCTCTCACTCAAGTTGGATACTTCGAGATATACTTTGGAATACGTTGCGGTGTACGTTTTACCAGATATCAAACTGGTGTCCATTTCAAAAACAACAGTTTGGAGGAATTGTTGGAAGCCATCGCCACCAGTTGACGTCAACGGCACTCCAGCATTAAAACCACGGTTGTAGATTCGATCCATAAGGTTGTCAGCCGTTGTATCCGTCAATGATCTCATGTGTACTGAGAATGATATGTTGATAACAGGATCGTCACCCTCTCTCAGTCCCACGATGGCTCCGCGATCTCGAATGACCACGCGATCCGCGCCGGGCTCGGCGCTAGCGAAGTCTCCGACCTCAAACGATACCTCATAACTAGACGCGGCCCCGTCCGTAATTGTTATTTTACCGTCTCGGCGTGTTGTTACAACTGTACTATCAGCCATGATGGCCTCCTTTGTGTGTTTTGTGTTAAGTTAGATATAAATAGTGTAGCACTCTAAAAGCCAATGTGATTGACATCCACTCTCCAGAATCACTCAACTCATTGTCCATCCCACCAAAGCGGATTTGGATCTCATCGTGGAGCGGTGTGGATCGTTTGGTGATGGCATTGATAACCGTTTGAGCACTGTCCAAACCATCATCAAAACTCTCAATCTGGTCCTTTGGTCTTATCCGGAAGGCATAACGGACCATCACCTCCGTGGAAGTCATGACACCCACTCCACGACGTTGACGATCATCGTCACGACTGGACACGGACCGGATCCCAACCGAGAATCTTTTGTGAGCGATCGTATTTGGTGATCGTCCATATCCGTCAAAGGGATTACGACTCTCATCAAATCCGCTCAAACTGTCAATCATCGTGGCGAATCGTTGACGTATTGTGGCAAGTGATACGACCATCTAGCGTCTCCGATACCATATGGGTGGAGCGCTGGTGTATATGACTCCAAGATTGGCACGGCGGCCATTTTTGTCGTCCACTTTGCCATCTTGGTTTTGATCATATGTAAACTTAAGACGCTTGAAATCAAATTCCATCTCTTTCCGATGGGTTTTGGCTAAATCCAAATATCGTCCCTCTCCCAATCCACTGGAGTCCATGTCCTTGAATATGAGATAAAAGGTGAGATTTTTATGGCATGATCTCAACGATTGTGGAGACATAATCAAATATTCAATATTGCCTTGGTCTCTCACCCGTTGGATAAGTTGGACCCAGGCCTCATCAATGTACGTTTGATAACTGGAGCCCAATGATGATGGACGGATGGAAGCCAAATCCGAATATTCCGCTTCCAAATCCAAATCACTGATCACCGGATACAAAGCACTTAACGCGATGGCGGTGGGTTTTTTGAAGGTGTGGACCACTCCACCAATCGTCAACTCCCAATATTGGAGATATCCGTCATCCAATGAGAGTGTGGTTGGAAGTTCACTGGGGGAGATTGTGTATGTTGCCACGTTGGCGATGATTGACACGGATGTCCGAGATATAACGTCGTTACCATTTGGATCTTGAAGTCTGAAATATGCCGCGGTGGGTGATACCAATGATCCATCCCTGTAAATAGGGAGGTCCACAGTGCACCCACGCGATCTCTCAAGTACCTCATGGATCCGGATACGCGGCGCATATAGTCTCTCGGTTGCCATCGTCTATCCTTAGATGTTGTTAACATTTAAAAGGAGATACCAAACCGTATCCGATGACACCAACACCGCAACTTCATTGGGAGCCAGGTTGACTTTTTCAACGGCGAGATTGTTTTGGACGCTCAAATTGTTTGTACCACCAACATTGGAGATCACATAAACACGGCCATCCTTTTGAGCTGGAAGGATCACATTTTCATCACTTCCACCACTATCAATGATCTGAAACAATGAATCTTTGTCTGTTAGTGTGATACCGTCCGAGATTGTCCGGACATCCAATCCACCAGCCAACAAAAGTGGACGGGGGATTTTAAAAAAGGGTTTTCCGCTATAAGCCATGATAGTCTCCTATTTGGATTTTTTGGTGTTTTGTTTTTGGGCTCGTTTGACTACTTCATCACGGACCGTCTCACGTGAGACATCTCGGCCGCTTTTCTTTGCGTCGTTATACATTCGATTTGTGACTCGTTCCACTTGCTCTCTAGAAATAGACATAATCATGATCCCTTTGATTTTGACTTTGATTTGGTCTTTGGTTTGTGCATGGCCTCAAAACTCTCTCTCATTTGTTTCTTGAGAGTATACAAACCATCAATCTCCTTTTTGATCTCTGGGATGTGTTGGAGTTTGAGACGGCGGTCAATCTTGCGATCCAACAAAGCGATTTTGGATTGGATGACTTCGATCTCCGGTTTGTCAATGATACCCAATCCAACCAACTCGCGTCTCCACTCATTGTATGCATTTGTATCATTGTTCCAAAATACTTTTGATCCGATGACCTTTGGCACATCCCATTTCATACAATAGTAATATCCACCATATGTGGTCTCATATCGTGCCACATATCCAAACTCTCGATCAATGACGGTTTGACCGTTGTCCATCAATCTCATCCGACTCATGGTGGAGTCTGGTCCGTTTGGTGTATCCTCAACACCATTGACCCCAGCAATCTCAAAAAGTTGACCAAATGTTGGCAACCACTCCCAATCTCCCTCCGATACTTCCACGATCTCCCATGAAAATGCATGGTGGAGTAAATAAAAAGGAGCGTTTGGAAAAACCTTCAGTTTTGGATTTTGGGTGGCGGATTTTGTTCCGGTCCATGTCGTTGGTGTAAATGTGCTCATATCGTTTATCCCTTTGTTGATATGTGTTTATGATTTTGATGACACCACCCACTCTCCAAAAAAGGAGAGTGAATGGAAGGACAAAGGGAATTTAAAACCCTCCACCCACTCATCATTTGACAAATTAAGCGTCTGTAACAATCTTGACAATTCGAGCGTCCTCAGTGATCGCCGCTCCACAGTACAAATGTCCTACAACCTCGGTGAGTCCCTTGGATTCGTCACGTTGGAAGCCGATGACAACCGGTGTTCCAGCTGGGCGAATTTCAACACCAGCACCAGCCAACGGGCGTGGAGTTCCAACAGCGTACGCGATACCACCACGAGACATCATGGCTCCGATTTTGTTACCACCTGTTTCAGTTACATAACTAGATTTGAAAATATCTACACCACCAAAGCGGCCCGCGAATCCTTGACCCTTGATGGCCAACATGTCTTCGGTTGCTGGTGAAAATGCGAGAGCGTTATTGGACTCACTTCGAAGAGAATCACGGAGATCACTCAACTGTTGTGGATGGAGGATACAATAAAAGTCTCCATTGTTTGACTCACTCTCTAATTGGAACATTGCATCATAAAAGTCATCAACAGACATGTCCACACCACTGGTCCCAACTGAGTTGGTCGCGGCTGCAAAAGTCGCTGTAATGATACCGTTGATACGTGCTTCCGCACTCATAGCCATTTTGTTGGCCAATGAAAATGGATCGATGTCCATACCTAGTCCAGTCATAGCGGCGAGATCACTGATATCGTAACGTAAAGCCGAGCGGCCCACGGTGATATCTACGGTTGACGGAGTTAATGTGGCTTCAGACACCTCACCACCATCAGTAGCAGTTGCGAAAGGTGTAGCCGCTCCCCAATTGGCGTAACGCATACGCATCACTTTTGAGCCGATACCGGCGACATCTCCGGCGAATAGGAGCGCTCCAGAATTACGTATAGATGCTTGATCCGCGAGGATGGCGCGGACTTCGTTTTCAATCATAGCGGCCAGGCGTAGGTTACCGAGCGCTGAATAATCAATTGCTGACATTGTATTTTCTCACAATATTTGGTTTTGGTTTTGTTTTGGATGGGGCCGGGTTTTACGCTGTTGACGGTTGCGAACCTATCCGACAAATAACCAACTCCCATCATCCACCGTGGTGGAGATATGTGGTTGGGTGTAGTATACCCATTTTTATGATATGGTGTTATCGTTATGACACTCTATGTCATTTTCACATCAAAGGGGAGATCACCATGGCCACTCATGACCTGTCAAACGTCAACACATATCCAAAATTCAAAACAATAACAAATATCAACGATACCGCAACAAAAATTATCCTCCCAAATGGAGCCACGGCGGTCTCCATTGGTAGCCCCGCCGCTTTGTATTGTGCCAATGATGGTGATGATGGAGACTCATTTGGGAGCGGTGGTGTGATCGATTATGTATTTATCCCAGCCAACAACCTTTTGGAGATACCCATGGAGATTGGTCGCCAATCCAATCGTGTTTTGTTGGTGGCCACCCAATCCGGATCATCCACTCTCCACATCGTCATCAATAGATCGAAGTAAAAAAACAAAAGGAGCCACCCAATGAGTGACTCCAAATGTATAGGACTGAGGGAATCAGTTAAAGTGATACGGCGATGTCAATACCAGTCAATCCAACAGTTGATTTTACTGAGACTGAGTTGGCGTTGGTATAAGTAATTTCCAACTCTACTTTGTTGCCACTTCCATCCATAGCGCTCACGTGGACCAATTGCTCACCCAAGTTGTGAGTCAATGCCAAACCAGTATTGGCTACCAATGTTTGATTCGCGAATGATTTACGAAGTGATGACAAAGCAACCAACACCTGGCCACCTGAAACACTCGCGAGGTTACCAGTTGTAGGATCGGCGGTTATAGCGGCTTGGGCTCTCGCGTTGGTGAAATATAACGCGCTTGAGTGCTCGCTCACTTGGGACGTGTCAGCGGTCAACGTGATCACACCAGTACCAGAATTATAAGACAAACCAGCAGCGTCAACCGAGATGGCTCCTCTGGATCTTGCATCCGTAAAATATAACGCGCTTGAGTGCTCGCTCACTTGTGATGTGTTAGCGTTCAATGTGTAAACACCATCCGCATAACTCAGACCGGTTCCGGCTGCGAATTGTGCAAATACATCACTGGCCTCAACCTTAAACTCACCAGTTGAGGAGTTGTATTGGAGGAGTTGAACATCTGGAGACGATACCGCGCCCAATGAGACCGATCCACGGGCTCTGGCTTGAGTAAAGTAGAGCGCGCTGGTGTCCTCGCTCACGTGTGACGTGTCAGCCGTTAAGGTGATCACACCAGTTGAGGAGTTGTAATTCAAACCAGCCGCATCTACTGAGATACTAGCGCGAGCGCGAGCGGTCGTATGGAATAAGTTATTGGACCCTTCGGATATTTGATCCGAGTTGGCCGATAATGAAAATGCACCGGTCGCGGCATTATAAGCCAATCCAGTTCCAGCCGAGAAAAATCCTTTGATCTCGGTTTGGTCTGCTGTAAATTCACCAGTAGAAGAGTTGTAGTTGATCCCAGCACTTGCTGAAAACTTCGCGCGGATTTGTGCATCACTCAAACCACTGTTGATTAGTTCCCAGTCTCCAGCTGTTCCAGCTGTTCCACCGTTGTGGATGTATGACTCAATTGGAGACGTCGCCGCCAAAAATACAATATCACCTTCTTGAAAATTGGATCCAGTGTACACATTGGAGATGAAGTTGGCCAATGATGTTTGAGATGAGTCAACGGTGACATCCGTCACGGTCAATGGCTTGACCTTCAGTTTATTGATTCCACCGTCGCTGACAACTTCCAAATAATTGGCGCTGTCCGCGTGGATTGCGTTGAGTACGTTTGAATGAAGATATCCACGAGTGATTAAATGTTCATCGTGTGATACTGTTCCTTTTTGTTTAATTACACCTTCGGCGATTAGTTCGGGAGCCAAAAATCTTTGAGCCATGGGTCTACCTCTTGGGGGATAAAGTTAATTCGAATCCATCATGGATGTGGATCATCTGTAATATATCACCCCAGTTTCCACCGTCTCGAAAATGACTGTAAATGTCAAAAGATTATTATAGGTGATCTCACCAAACACAACCTCTCCATCAATGACGATCCAAATATTGGGAGTATAGCCCAATCCATGAGTCACGGAGATGGTGGAGAGGTTTGTAAAATCATGACGGTTGGGTATCCCAGCACCGTCCGAATATTTAAACGTGGCCATCCATCACCTCTCAAAACTTGTGTGGAGTTTGACCCAATCGCGAATAATAGGCCTCTCGAATTGCTTCTCTATTTTGAGAGTAAAATGTTGGATCCGTGGCCCGGCTCAATAAATCATTTGGAGCCGCGGTGGGTTGACTTTGGACACCACGGTTGGAGGATGGTGGGGGAGTGAGTTGTGGTTGTGTCTGTTGGAGTCCTTGAGACGGCTGTGGAGACTCGTTTGAGGTTGTATTGGTTTGAGTATCCGTTTGAGTCTCAAAGAATGGTCTCAACGTGCTTGGAGCGGTTGTGGGATCCGTTTTGATTGTCTCCAACCATTGTCCCAAATCGACTCGATCTTTTTTGGGGAGGTTGCTCATTGCCCTGTCATATTGCCACTCAACCATATCTCTCACATCACCGTCATTGATTCCAAACTGTGAAATGGTGGTGTGGCGCTCATATCGTGAGTTTGACGTTTTTAGTTCACCTTGTAAGGACTCCACTTGACTTGTGAGATTGTCCACCAATCCCATTTTGGATTTGGCCTCGTCCAATTGTGACTCGTACTCTCCCAACTTGGACTCTGTTTGGGCTAGTCGCTCGGAGTATTTGGCGATACGTTGACGGACTATCTCGTCCACATGTTCTTTTTGGATGTATTCTACACCCTCAATGATTTTGGTTTTACTCATGGCTTATCCCTTTTGTGAGTTTGTTAAAATGTTAGATTCTCTTGTTGGATCTTTAACAACATCCGTTTGGCGTCGATGTCGTCAAGGTCTGGATGGAGGATTTTGATCGCGTCCACTTTGGAGATTAGACCGGCCGCCAACAGTGCCAACATATTCTCACGTTGCTCTTTGGACTCCGTTGGTGAGAGTGGGATGGCGTGGTATTCAATTCTATACCCATGTTCCGGATATGATGTACCCAAATACCGATTGGCGATTTTGGCGGTGATCTCCATCGTGTGGATGTCTGCTATTCGGAAGGACGGCGCGAATTTTCTTTGGGCTTCTCTCAATGAGGAGCGTGAGATGGCGATGGCGTAACCACTGCGAGGATCTCCAGACATCTTTTGAACATCCGCTGGGTTGATACCCGCATACGTGGCCAACCGTCTCTCATAAACTGTGATAGCCTCCAACATTTGTGAGACATCTCCACCAGCCTGAAATTGTCCAATCTGTGGATTTTGACCGGCCAATAAATCTGGATCTGGTGAAAATACCAAAATGGAAGCCGGATCCGTGGCGATGGCTGCGCGACGTGAGTCCAGATTGTTATCCAATACATCCATTCCGGCCGGCATGGCTCCCAAAATATAACGCTGTGGGTGTGAACAATCGCGTGAGAGGTGTAAAAAATATGTGTACAACACGCTTGCATTTAATGCGCCTTCGACGACTTCTCTCCCATTATATGGATCGAATAGTCCACCATGGATCTCCGCATGATACAAAGAATATGGAAGGAAGGGAGCCCCATTGGAGTCACGATATGGATATGACTCTCCACTCATATTGGATGTCAAATACTTTTCGGTGACATCCTCATCACGCTCACCATTTGAGTTGATAGTGTATATCTCATAGATTGGATTTTTTGGATCCTCAATGGAGAGATGGTCAACCGTCCACTCATATTTTGTGCACAACTCACAAAATCTCAACCGGGTCTCTTTGATGGTGTGAGGTCTGGAAGGATCTCCAGCGCTTGAGTTCGCTTCCACCATTTCCGGTGTGACGATTCGATACAATAGCCCATTCCCATCATCGGTGATGTCCACTCTCAAAAATGTCTCTCTCAATCCCAATGTATAAAATTGGACACGTTGCATGAGAGGCCAGAGACCGGCTTTATTTACCAATCCATTACGTCCAACCAAACCATCCGTCTCACCGGCGGTGGTCTCATTGACTCCAATGGATGGCGGCTCCATATACAAACCACAAAGAGCACTGGTGGCGGCCTTGAATATATTGGAAGACATGTCTGGAACACCCCAAGCGGCTTGACGTGATTGGGGGATATGATCTCCAATAGCGTCAATCAAATCTTGCAGCCACATCCCCGTCAACATCCTTTTGCGTAGCGCGGTGTGCTCAACTCTCCTTTGGGTAGCTGGATCTTTTTGGACTGGGAGAGGAGGGATATTGGATTGGGTGATCATCGGAATCTCAATTTGGAGGTTTTTGGAGAGCGATATTGGACATCTATGATGGGCATGACCGCATATCTCAAAGCGTCTATGGTATGCTTCCACTCACTCATTGTATCCATAACGCCCGAATTTTTCAATGCCCAATATTTGAGGGATTTGATTGTCCTCTCACATCGTGGGAATATTTGGAACCGGTTGTCACACATCAACTCATGGATGGATTGACATCCATAATATACACTAAATTTTGGTTTATGTGCTGTTCGAATCGTGAATGGAAGTTGACCTTTGGGATACTTTAAAACGTGATTAAAACCGGCCATCAACATCGTATTGGACATCCGTCCTCCGTTTTGTTTTGACCCACCATGAGAGCGGTCACCGGTCCACCGTTGGATATTGGCCAACTCCAATCCATTACGTTTGATCATGGCCAAAATGGATTTGGCGTGTTTTTCGGCTTTGGCGCCACTCGCTATGTATTCATCCACCACATAGATCGCCGGCTTGGATTGATTGGTTACATCCACAGCACAAAGGAGAGCGACTTGAGACGCGATGTCATGACCGTGGTCAATGCCAATGGTCCAAATATACTCACGATCTGGATCCGGTGTGAGGTCACTTATCATATCATCAGTAAATTTATCGAAGATCCGGCCCTCTGGGACTCCACCATCCCAGTCTCCATTGATCCGAGCGTCACGATCGATTGGGAGATATGACATCCTCAATGAGTCGATCTCCTCCTCCGTCATCATCGGCTTGCATCCCTTTGGTGTGGTGTTCTCCACACTCATGACTCCAACATGCTCCGATATCACACCATCTTTGACCATTTGTTTGAGATAGTGGACCGGCGCTCCAATGGGTGTCAGTGTAAACAACATCCGTCCATTGGTGCGAGTGATACGGGCTCTCAACTCTCCAAAGACCACCGGCGGTGGAGGCTCGTCAACCCATATATAGTCGACGGAACCGGAAGCCAATCCAAGAGTCCCTTGATTGGTGGTTTTGAACCGGACCAAACTGTTGTTTTTAAAACGGACTATTGGCGCGCCGGTTCCTCGGTAGCCCTTCCCATGGACAAACTCAACATCCGGATGAAGTTCCGATTTTGGGACCAACTCGTGGAATTTTCCCATGATGGTCCGTGATTGCTCCCATGAATGACAAATCACCCAGGCTTCGATTGGAGGTGGTGGTATTTGTTTGTATGGATGGCGACCAATACAATGACATATTGTCTCATACGCTCCAACCGCCGTTTTTCCGATTTGGTTCCCACCTCGAAGGAGTACCAAACGGGCTGGATCTCTCAATACTCTCTCCTGAACGGAAGTTGGTCTCCAAAAGGTCATCGGATTGGCTTTGGACTCCTCCAACAGTTGGGACGTTCCTTTGGCGATGGCTTTGAGTTTGGAGAGATCCATCATGATCCACGATTGAGGTGGATGATTTTTGGATCACCACCCAACATCGACTCCAACCGGTCTCTCAATATTGGTGGAAGACCTTGGACGGCCATGGCGATTTGATGGAGTACCTCATCCGGATTGGTCATATTGTCAAACTCCTCCATCTCCTTTTTGAGTTGGACCCACTCATCATGGACTTGAAGGTGGAGACGGTGGAATTGTGGGAGAGCGTGATGAGATCCACGTTGACGGGTGGCCTCAATGTCTTGACTTATCTCCCATAGTTTATATTGACGAAACAAAACCGGATCCACTTCCACATCTCCATCATCGTTGGTGGTGATTGGCTGTTGTGGTGTGGTGTTCGTGTCCAATGTGGAGACGATTGGTTTGGGTCGTTTGAGTATTCGAGCCACGGTGGATTTGTGAACCTTGAATTGGTCGGCGATGGATTGATATGTTTGTCCACCTTTCTCATAGAGTTTGATTATTTGGCTCCTCTCCTCTGGAGTGAGTCGTCCGCGTTCGGTATTGCGTCCCATGTTGATCCCTTTGTTGCAGTTTTATTATATATGGAGAGAAAAAATGTCGTGGTCAGCAC